ACGATGAGTTCCTAGAGGTGGGGCAGTGGTTGTACAACAAGTTCGACAAGGTTAGCGGCATAAGCTTTCTACCTTACTCAGAACATACGTACCAGCAGGCACCCTATGAGCCAGTGGACCCAGAGACGTACCAATCGTTAGTCAACAAGGCTTTTCTCAAGGCTATCGACTGGAACATCTCAGAGGCTTCTGACATGACGGAGGGGTCGCAGCAGTTGGCCTGTGTTGGCAACAGTTGCGAGATTTAGAGTGAACTGGGGGTCTTAAGTGACCCCTTTGTTTTTACTCAGTTTACTGAATACCAAACATAGAACCCATTCGTTGTTCTCTGGGTCCTAAAGCGTCTGTCCTAGCTACAAAACCCCTCCCAATCGAACCCATACGGTCTTCTCTTGAACCTAGAGCAGACATACGGTCTTCTCTTGAACCAAAAGCCTTTAAACGCTCTTGCCTTTCAGCAGCAGACTCAGTTATTTCCCTGTCCCTATCTTCTTTTTCTTTCCTCTGCCTCTCAAGAAAAGCTTCTTCTTGTGCTCTTCCTTCGGATTCTGCTATAATCTGCTCACCGGCTGCTTTAAAAGATGAGTAGACTATTGCTCTCTGAGCTAACAAGCTTTTCTTAGTTACTGGGTCTTTAGTCCTAGCCAATCCTTTTTCTATTTCTCCTAAAACATCCTTTAAAGCATAGGAAACTTTAGCCCTAATGTTTGCAGGCGTTGTCGATTTCATAGCTCTTTTAAGTATGACATAAGGAGAAGCAACAATACCCATCCCCAAAGCGTAACCAGCGTTAGCTACTTTACTCAAGGCTGAATCAGCGACCAACTTATGCAGTCCTAATTCTTGGATGTATCTACCCAAGGCGCTTTTAGCTTCATTAGCTGCTTTAACGGCCATGTTGTCTTGAACGCTCAATATCCTACTCTGTCTTTTAAGGAGCTGCTCAGCTTCAGGAACAACATCAAACATAGCCCTATTGCCTGCTTTCCTTACTGCCTTAGCTGCTAGAACCGCGGCGTTTAAACGGTTTCCTCCAGCGTCTACACCCCGTCTCTCCATCCTGTCCATGAAAATACGTCTCGCGTTAAAAAGACCTTCAAAAGTGTTTCCTTGTTCGTTAAGTATAGACAAAAACTCTTCGTAGTCTTCTTTCAAGTGTTTGACAGAAGCATCACTCTTGAAAATAGTTGGGTTACCTTTTCTAATTTCCGCGAACTCTTCAACCACTAGCTGTCTTAGCCTGTCGGTGTCAATAAGACCTGCTTTTCTTCTCCTAGCCATGCCTAAAATAGAGGAGTCTAGCTTTTCTAAGTACTTCTGTGTGCTGTTTAAGTTTTCTTGTAAGGTCCTATTCCCACGAACCCCTGCTGTTATCAACTCATCTACAACTTCTAACTGCTCAGTAGTAGCCAACTGCTGCTGGACTCTGAAAGGACCTTGGGGGTCTGTGGTTAATTTAGCTTGTTCAATAGACTTTTTAGGAGTCGAGTAAGCTATATTATAAACGTCTTTGTCAATACCGGCTAAAGCAGAAGTAGTCTTCCTAGTACCTACTTCAGTTACTTTAATAGGTTTTAGGTCAGGAGAAGCTGCTTGAATAATTCTCTTCGGGAGACCAAATTGTAAATCAAAAAGAGATGTCCAGTTTGCAGCAGCATTAGGGTTCATCTCTGAGTATTCTTCCCAAGCTTCAGCACCGGACGACAAAGCCTCAATAGCTTTTTGACCTGTTTCTGTTTGGACCGCTTGGTTAAAGAACTCTAAAGCACCTTCTTTAGCGCCTTCCGGTACTAAACCAATAGCTTTTGTTGCTCCTACTACAACAGTGTTTCCAATAACATCGAAAGCAAGCGAAATAGGAGCACCTATGCTCTGTAGCAATACTGAAGGTAAGCCTGTTCCTCTGGTTGGCTCTTCTAGCTCAGCAGGCCCAAGAGAAGGATTAAGCTTGTCCTCAACACTTTCGCCTATTCTTCCCCCAATATCTTCAACACGTTTAACAAACCGCTGACCCGGTTGAACAAATATTTGCTCTACAGCAGTAGGACCTTCTTCTTCATCAGGCTTGTTCGCAAGAACAACTTCTCTTACTTCCATTGCTCTATTGAAAGCTGCTACATCGTCTTCAGGTTCTTTCTCTGCGGCACTGACAAGAGGGTAACCCATTGCTCTTTCAAAAGCTTCTTTATCGTTAGACATGATAATCCTCTTAATCGATGTTTATTTCTTGGAACCTACCATCTATAAACTTGTACTTAGTTCCTTGAGGTCCTTCAGGAGCGTAAAAAATAGAACCTGTCTTTGTGTCTTTAGCGTACCCAGCCGCCATGTACTCAGGACTATTCCAGTCTATAGCGTCTGAAGGAACAACACCAGAAGCAACTTGTTGTATTCTGTCTAAGTGGTTAAAAATTTTCTGTAAAGAAGCCTGCTGGGCATCTGCTGATTGAGCTATATTTAAAGTAGCTATTTCTGACTGTAAAGCTCTAAGTTCCAAGTTAGAAACTTGTCCTAAACCAGTAGCTCCTTGTTTTGATGCTTTTTTTAAAGCCTCGATAGCCTCTAAACCTAGACTTGCTTTGACAGACTCCATCAAACTGTTTCTATCGTAGGCTGTTGAGCCTCCCCAAAAGTTACCTAATATTTGACCAGTTACTCCTGAAGTTGTCCATCCTGAATATTTCCCTTCAGGATCCATTAGCTCTGTTAAATCACCTTTAATTCTGACTATCTGAGAGATTCTCGCATTGTCCATTTCTTGTTCTTCTAAAGGCCTTCCCGCTGGGACAGTACTGATTGTTTCAGTTAGTTTACCGTCCCGAAACACACGAATGTTTGGATCGTCCTTATCGCCTTTAATAACTTTAATAGTAGGTTTTGCAGGGGCAGTGGGTTTAAAAGGCATTGAAGCTACAACTTCGTTTGTTTCAGGGTCAACAAGACCCGCCCCAGCCGACAAAACCTTCATTTGCTTTGGTTTACGAGATTCTGTTATAAGAGTTCGTAACTCTGCTACACGAGGTTCTAAAAGAGAAGCCCTGTCTCCTGCTGTGGCTGCTGCCCTAAGAAAATTTTCTGACTGCCTACGTAAAGGCTCTGGAATTGCCGAGTCACTTGCGTAGTCTTGTAGTTCAGTCATTAGCATTTGTGCGCCAGCTCTAGTCTCTTGTATTTCTTTTTGGGTTTGTTGCTGTTTTACTTCACCTTCTAAAGCAGCCTGCATCACCTTAGCAGCTTCTTGTGGGCTCAAAGGAGCCAACTGCTGCGCCAAGATCTTCATACTTGTGAAGTCTCCAGAGCCTTGTGCGCCCTGTATCTGTTGTATCAACTGGTTAAACTCTTGCTGCTTTCGCTGCTGCTTCATCTGACCCGGAACACCACCAATAGCAGAACCTAAGTCAAACAAGCTTTGTGACATCGCGGGTCTGCCTAGTTGAGACAAAAACCCTTCTGAAAATGTAGCCATTATGTGTTCTCCTTATTAACCGAACAAGCCACCAAGTGCTGCACGAGTGATGTTACCACCGACTCCTCCAGCAATATTAGCCTGACCCAAAGCTGACGAAAGAAGCCCTTGTAAGCCTGAAGCGTACGTCTGTCCATATGCTCCCGCTTGTTCTGACAAGGACTGACGCTGGCGTTCTGCTGCAGTCATTCCGGGCTGTAAAGCAGATAGAAGCTGTGCTTGTGGTACGTAGCCAGCAGACAACATGCCTGTTCCTAGCTGTGCCTGACGTTGCTGCTCTTGTCCTGCAAACTGCATAGCGTTCAACATAGCGGTATTTCTGGCTTCTTCCTGCGCCTTAGCCAACGCTAGTTGTTCAGGTGTGCCACCAAACTGAGCCGTACGGACACCTAAGCGTCCCTGAGCCGCCATACGCTGCTCCATTTCTAAACGCTGACGTTCCTCTTCAGGAGACATCGCTGTCCTCATGCGTTGAAATATGTCCTGCTCTCGTTGGTCTACAGGCATAGCTGCTTGATTAAAGAACATACCCGCATTAGCCAATGTCTGCTGCTGTAGAGCTTGTTCTTCAGGAGAAGTAGCCATTTGGTACGTCATTTGGCCCGTAGTAGGGTCCTGAGTCATACCGAACTGACCACCAGTAGCAGAAGTAACAGTGTACGGATGGAACTCAAGCATCCCCCTGAGTTGTTCCGCGAGACCTCCTTCTCCTGCTAAACCGGCGTACGCTCGTTCTCCAATTTCTCCTACGTCTTCGTAGCCTTTTGCAGCAAGAGCTAAACCAGCGGCAGCTCCTGCCCCACACAATAGATTTTCCAATACATCTGGCATTAGTTTATCTCCCTTTCAAAACTCTTTTCACAATAACTCATAATGTTTTACCTATTAATGCAAGTACGTTGATGTCCTGTATAGACAACTCATGCCCATTTATGTCTGCTTCTAAGCCAATGGTAATAGTTGAACCACTGCCGTTAGCGTTTATGGCGTTCCTAGAAACAAGCTCTCCGTCAGAAAACTCTCCGACACTGGCAGGAACTAAAGTGTCTAAATCGACAAAAGCACTACTTATGTACACATAAAAAATATCAGCAGCAGTGTCGAAGTAGCTATCTCCTTCTAACAAAGCACCTCCCCCAGAGCCGATAGTAGGAGCAGAAGTAAAGTCCCCTAAGAACTTGTTTACAACTACAACTTCTCCTATGTCAACGTCACCTGTAGACGAAATGCCATAACCAGACAACTCAGAGTACACAGGGTACTCAGATAAATTAAAGTCAGACCTTCCTTGACTTCTAATCCCTACTTCAGCCGAGCTAAACAAAGTTCCAAAGTCATAGGACCACGTAAAAATAGCGTCTGCACCGCTGCCTCCTACCAGTGTTGGTCTGAGTCTTTTTAAAAACTTAAGTTTAGAAGCGTCACCGAAAGTCAGCTCAGGACTAAAGTACTTAAAGCGGTAAGGAAGACTGTTGTCTTTGTACCCTGTGTACTGCCCAATTCCAAAACGACTACCTATAAGCAAGTCTCCGTTGTCCTTGCGTCCATAACAAGTAAAGCCTGTGCCGGGCCAGCGAGTAACTCGATAAGCCCCGTTTTCCAAAGTACCTCTAACGTCGAAACAAAAGGTTATTGCTTGATTAGTAAAAGTTATTAAGTAGAAGCTTTCTTCTGGGTGGTACACGGACCTGAAGATTTCTCCGGTTTCTCTAATCAGTCTAATAATGTCCGTAGTAATTGTCCCCGACAAGCTGCTCATAGGCATTGATTTTTCTTGTACAGTTCTGCCGAAACTTCTTAGACCAGTTTGAGATAAAAATAAAACGTCTGTTCCTGTGTACTGCACAGTGTCTCTGTCTACGCAACCTACTCCTGCAATAGTATCTACTAATCTCATAGTAGCAGGAGAGTCAGCACCTTCGTACACTACGATACTGTGTTTTCCAAAGATAATCAAAAGATTATTATGTGCAGACAGTGCTACAATTTCGTCAAAACCATCAGGCCATACTTTTGATAAATTTATGGAACCAGATGTTCCTCCTGTCCAGTCATGGCCAATCAAAAGGTCAGACCAGTACACAGTAGATTTATCAGTAGTAAAGTCTGCAGTCCAGAGTCTACCGTAGGCCGCTAGGACTTCATTGCCGTACATTGCAGCAACAACACCTGCTGCTCCTGCTACTGTACTAAGTTTAACTACAGCGCCTCCAGTATTATTATAAACTAAAGGTTCATAGCCTCTCTGGAAGAAATAAACATTGTCATTAAAGTTGACAATCTTCCAGTTATCTGAAGTGATCGTGTAGCTGCCCGGTGTTTCATCAGCCAACACAGTTGTGCCACTGAGTATTTTGTTGTTACCCACTGAGAATATTTTGGTGTTACCTAAGTTGTCCCTAAACTCCTTTATTGCTCGTAAGTTTCCAGTGCCTAACTCAGTTTTATCCGTAGTTAAAACACTGAGTCCTTTACGTGCAGCAATACGCCCTCTTTTGTCGATAATGGCGTTGTCCGCGCTTTCCGCAAAAGAAGGGTCTTGAGCTAAAGGCGAATCTTCGGTATTAATACCTTTGAAAGCAGGCGCTACAAGAGTAATACTTTTTATTTCTTGTGCCATACGTGTACCTTATGGTGTATAAAAGATAGTTTTTTCCGGCGCATTTGCTGCGTCTAACGCAATAGCATCCGAAAGGTACTTGTTAGCCATAGTAAAGTATTCTTGAGTAGAAGTACCACCTGTTTCTCCTCGTTCTCGTGAAGCAAAAGCTACTGCAAGGTGTAACACAGGCATGACAGGGATTTCTAGTTTGTCTGTATCATTGACTAAGTCTGCTTGTGCTTTAAAAACCTGTGCATATGCAAAGTAACCAGTATCAGGAACAGGATAAACTGATATTTGAGTGTCTCTGTTTGAATCAATGCCATTAAGTGTATAGTACAAGGGAAGTCCTAAAGGGGCCGGTACGTTTATAGACCTTTCCATTCTAACTTTTTTTTCCATAGATACTTGGTCTATGTACGTTAAAAAATTAGTTCCTTTTCCGCCTAGAAAATCTGCTCCTTCGTACCCTATAATTATGCTCTGTATTTTAGGAGCTTCTCCTGACCCTAATAAAACAAAGTCTTGCGTTTGTGTGCTTACAAAAAAACCTATTAATTTACGCTGCATAGACCAGTCCCACGAGCTTTCCACAAGGTTCTTAGCGTCGTTGACTAGGTCTCCTATGAGTTTACTGTAAGCATTGGACTGTACAGAAGTAACTTCCGTTTCTCGTAGTCTTCTTAGCACATTGTTAACTAAATCTAAATAATTCATTAGATCATTCCTTTAAACAAACTTTGATTAATGATTCGATTAAGCTCAACGTCATAATCTTTAGGCTGATAAGCTACAGGCACAAACTGAGGTAAGTTGTAGTTGAAGCCTCCCATGTATCCCTGCCCAATACTACTGCCACTGTCACCAGAAAGCATACCACCTGATCCGCCGCCAGTCCCTGAGCCTTCTCCTTCTCCAGTGCCTTCTCCAGTCCCTGAGCCTTCTCCAGTTCCTTCTCCAGTACCTGTTCCTTCCCCAGTCCCTGAGCCTTCTCCAGCACCTGCACCACTGCCGTCTGCTACTCCGGTACTGTCCCCACCACCAGCTTCCCCGCCGTCGCCTGTGTCTACACCGTCTCCGTCAGTACCAGCGCCACCGCCGTCTACAGCACCTCCTGCGTTACCTCCATTACCACCGTCACCAGCGTCACCATCGGAATCTACAGTTGATTGATTAGGGTCTACTACTACTACTTCTGTAGTGCCTGTAGTGCCTGTAGTGCCTGTAGTGCCTGTAGTGCCTGTAGTGCCTGTTGTACCTGTAGTACCTGTAGTTTCAGTAGTACTGGTTGAAGCACCGCCTGTAGTGTCTATATCGGCAGG